GTATGTGCAGTTTGTCGCGAAGGTGCTACCCCTCTTGAACGTGACGGTGTTGCAGCTCATGAGTCCCTTACCCTTGGCAGGGGTGGCAAGGGGGTCAGAAGGCCGTCATGTTTGAGATGCTGGAGTAGCCCCCGAAGCCCCCGATTGTCCCGATGTTCTGGCCGTTGTTGGTCAGATTGGTCGCCCGGTCGGAGTTGCAGAAGTCCGCGTCTGTCGTGTAAGTCGCGTTGACCAGGCGGCCTTCCCAGAAGTTGGCGCAGTCGTTCTCGTCAAGGAAGTTGTCGTAAGGGGTGTAGCCGACGGCATAGGCGGGGCTTCCCGAGTCCGGCACGTCATAGCCGCCGATGCTGATGTAGGACACCGCGGGGGAGCCGACATCCGTGAAGCCGAGGTGCGGGCCGTAGTGCCCCGTGATCGTGTTCGACGAGCCGTCCTGCCACGTGTCCTGATAGGGCCACTCGCGCACCCTGAAGAAGTAGGACTCGTCAGGGTGGAACCCCTCGTCGATGATGAGGGAGTTGCTGCCGACAGAGTAGCCGAACTGACCGATGCCTGGGGCCGGGTCCACGATGGCGGCGCAACGGGTCTTCGCCCAAGTGCTGATGTCACCGATGCCCGCCCCGCTGTATGGCTCTTCGCCTACGATGTAGCAGTTGGCGTCGACGATGGACGGCTGCGTGGGCATCAGACGCGTGCCCAATAATAGCGGGCGTCAATCCCGGCTAGCTTAATGCGGTCAGTAAAGAGCGACCCCGTGACGTACTGCCAGAGCGTGATGACGTTCGTGGTCGGGTCCTTGTAGGCCGCGGCCAGCAGGATGTAGGCCGAGGTGTTCGTGCTGGTCTGCTCGGTGCTGAAGGCCGTGATGTCGGGGTACTCTGCGTTGGCCGTGTCCGGGTCGGGGTAGATCGTCGGGTCGGAGGCGTCTGGCGCGCAAGTCAGATAGATGTAAGAAAAGTCGGTAATCGGGTTAAAGGGCAGTTCGCCCTTTGGCCTGGGCAGGTCCGTCATCGGCACGAGGGTCGACGTGGAGTCAAAGAGCTTTGGGCTGATGTTGTTCACCATGCCAGGCGTGACGCGGTAATAGTAGGTCGTCGTGGCGCCCACGGTCGTCGACCCCGCCAGCCAGCACTTGAACGGATGGTCGCCACCGCCGCCCCCGTCGTCAGGCAGGAACGGCCCCTGCGTGTCCAGCGTGAAGCCATACGCGCTTGAGGTGAAACCGTATCCCGTGCCTGGCTGTATGTTCATGCTCAGGCGGACGCGTAGACCGGGCTGACGTAGCCGTCCCTGTTGTAGCGTATCTCGTAGTTTATTTTGTGTATGTAAGGCGTGCTGCCGCCGCTGGCTGTCAGCGCATAGTCCTCAAAGTTAACTTGCGACAGAAGCAGCTGATTGCGGGCCGAAGTCGTGAACGACGTGCCGACATAGGAAGGAAGCAGGGTGATGCCGTCAAAAGCGTTTGTCCCGCTGGTCTTGCCCACGGCGTTGCGCAGCGTCGTGACGTTCGCGCTGGTAGTCGTGTAGATCACGCCCGAGAAGGAAGTGACCGGGGCAAGGTAATGGCTCTTGCCGTAGTAGAGCGGAAAGGTCGGGTCGAGGAAACCGACGAACTTGCCGCCCTCGGGGTCTTGGAAATGGGAGCCGTTCAGCCCCTTGTAAAGCGTCGTGCCGTTGGGGCCCTGGATGCTGGAGGCGGTGAAAGGCTTTGCGCCGGCGATGCCCGTCGACGCGGTGAAGAACTGCGGATGGGTAGTGATGTGCTCGGACGTCAGGCCTGTCGAGCCGGTGATGTTAGGACGCGTGATTGAAAGCCCGGATTCAAGGCCGACATAATCAGCGTCCGCGTACGAAATACCGTTTTTATCAAAAGTATGATTAACCTTCTGACAACGCAGGGTGCTTCCTGAAAAATAAGTGAAGGTATCACCGATTTGTACGTCACTTACTCCGTCCAACTCATTACAAGCAAACCTAGCCTTAAGAGTAAGAAGGCCATAGCCGTCATAACTTAAAGTCCACCCTGGCTGAAGCAGGGGGCTTTGAAGATCGTTTCCGTTTTCGATTCGTGCCATGTTAGATTATTTTATTCCACCTTTGAGAAGGGCGGCTCGTGAAGGTGCGGCCTGCGAACCCTTGTAAGTCTGGTCGGGGTCAGGAGTCAGGGCGGCCTGTGCCGGGGTCGTGTTGACCACCACCTGCCGCAGCAGGTCGTTCGTCTCATTCATCGCCGCGATCACGGGGGACTGACCCACACCGATGACGTTGCCGGAGACGCTCTTTGCGTCCGTGGACTTCTCCTGGGACGCCGTGGTCGTCGGCTGGGTCGCACCTCTGCGGCGCATGATGTCGGCCATCGCGCCCTGCATCTCGGGTTTGCCCGTTAGGTTGGCAATCATGCCCTCCTCGGACGTCAGCCCGAAGCCACGCAGGAACGCAAAGGCGGCCTTCTCCGCAAGGCTAAGTTTGCTCATCAGAAGCATGACCTCATCCATCGTCAGAGGCTGATTCTTAAGAGCCTCCTGCATCTCGATTGTCTGAGCACGTCCGGCCAGCCCCTTCTCCTTGGCCTCACGCTCGCGGCGGGCTCGCTCCTTGGCCAAGGCGATAGTCTCAGCGGAAAGGAACTTGGACTCCGCCTCCTCGGCGAACTTCTTGGCCTCCTCGATTTCCTGGCGGCGCTTCTCAATCTGGGCCGAGATGTAGTTCAGGCCGGCATTGAATAGAACCATCGGCCCGAGGAAAGAAAGGAAGAGGTCTTTCCCAAAGTTTTTGAAACGCTGCTGGATGCCTTCGACGTTTTTGTCAAAGGTCGTCATGGACTTTTTAGCCCGTCCGACGACTTCCTCGACGTCAGACTTGCCTTTCAGCTGATACTCCAGAGTTCTGCTCATCGGTCTTTACTTCTGGAGGGCTGGCAAGTCGCACCTGCTCCATGAAGTCCTCCTCGTCGGTGGAAAGGATGTTTATCTCCGCCCCGGTTCCCTTGGCGAAGGCGCACGAATACCAGACCGCCTGGCACTCCGGCATCTCCCAGGCACGCTGCTCCGGAATGCCGTTAGTGATGAGGGATGCCACTATGTTCAGGGCCCAAGGCATAGCGCCGCCAGCCTCGCCCTTGGCCGTTCCCTCCTTTTCCCAAAACTTAGGCCAGGAAGAAACGTGGACGTATTCGACAAACCTTGTCACGTTGATAGCAAACACGCTGGCGTTCGTGGACATCCGAAGCAGGTGCCAACGGTCCATCAGGGTCGTGCCTCCCATCGGTTCCTCGGCGCAGATCTTTACTGCGGCCAGAAGGTCGGCGGGCGTCATCTTTACGTTCTCGCGGATCAGCGGCGAGTCTATGGCCTCCAGCCTCACCCGGTGCTTTAGGCAGAAGGGGTAGACGACCCGACCCAGCATCCGCACGGGAGCCGGGTCGGTGAAGGCGGCGAGGAAGCGTCGGTCCACGGGGCTATTCTGCCCCATATCGACCTAAGTCAATCAGGCGGGCGTAATGCCCTCGTAGTCCACCGCGGTGATGGACACCTTGACGAACTCCTTGTTGCCGCCGCGCTCCTCAATCTTGGTGATCGTTGCGACGGTGGTAGTCGAAGCTGAGCCGCTGGGGTACGCGCTGTTAGTGGCAATCGTGAAAGTGATGGTCGCACCAAGGGTCGGAGGGTTGGCCGTCTTGGCGATGCCTTCAATGGTCAGCTCCGTCTTGCGGTCGTCCAGGCGGTGCGTCTTGGTCAGGCCGGCCTCGTCGACCACCGTGTCCTCCGAGACGAAGGAGGACGAGACGGTGTAGGACTGCACAAACAGGTTCGAGACAGTACCCGCCACAGCGTAGAGGCAGGTCGTTCCATTGATTACGGCGGCCATTTAACTTGGGAGGATTGGCAAGGGTTAGACGGCGGGGACCACGCACAAAATCTCGTAGGTCATAGACGTCGCCCAGGAGCGCTCATCCACCCCTTCGTCTTCCGAGTTGGGGGTGATGTCGTAGAGGCTCGCGTCGCCCGTGGCCGTGAAGGCCGCCTTCATCGAGCTAAGCCCCTGCATGACCCCGGCGATGGAAGCGCAGCGGGCGCGATGGGTCGTCAGGCTCGTGTCGTCGGCGTTGGACGCCATAATGATGCGGGTCGTGCAGGAGTAGTTCCCCAGCCCCTCGGGCAGATCGGCGGGCGGGCGGGCCGAGTCAACGACGACGATGCAGCGGGGAAGGTCCATCGTGGAGCCGTTGTCCCCGGTGTAGAAGTTGACCCCCGTCAGGCCGTCGTCCAGGGCCAGCTGCGCGGCCACGACGCCCTCGACGATGTGCCTGATGCTCTTGGTTCCCATCTTACCCCTTGTTAAACTGTCTAACGTCTTGCCCGATGACCTGCTTAAGTTCGTCTTCAAGCCTCTTGTCGACGTTGTTCAAGGCCATGCCAGGAGCATTGACTCGAGTCGCCACCGCGTCCGTGTCTCCGATTCGGTTTCCGATGACGACCTTGTAGTCAGTAGAGCTGAAGTTCGTGGACTGATACCCGTCAGGACGGAATCCATGACGCTTGATGTAAGCCGAGATGTCCCTAATGCCGCCGACCGTTCCTGAACGGCCTTTCTTCTTGGGCTTGGGAAGTGACTGCATGACGGCCCACCACCCGGCCTTTAGCTTGCCGATCATCTTGAAGCGCTCGGCTAGGTATCGCTCGATGACGTTGTCGCTTTTGACGACGTGATAGCCCAGGACGTTCGCAGGTCTGGCCACCCGCATACGTCCTCCCCTAGTCACCTTGGCCTTGTCGTGGATGACGCGCATCTCGTTATAGCCTCTTGCAAGAAACTTGCCTCCGACCTCCAGCATCCCGTCATAGTTGCTGAACCAGTTGCGGGCCTTGTAGTAGCCACGCACAGGGTCGGGGTCGTTGACAATCTTCTGCACCACGGCGGACCTGAAGGCGAACCCCTTGGCCGTCTCCTGTATGTCAAAATAGCCGCTCATGTCGCCCATCTTGGCGGCACGGCCAAGGCGGTTTATGAGGATCTGCCCAGCCGTCGCCTCCTTGTCCGAGTGCATCGGCTTGAAGATGCGTTTCACGTCACGGGTCAGGGCGCCTTCTCCCGCCGTCTCCGCCGCCTTAGTCGTGCCCTGGAACGAGCCGTTCACAAATGGCGGGGTGTACCACATCGTGTCCCGGCAAAGCCATGCCGCGGCATAGATGGAGGTGTATTCCATTGACCACTTCGCCTCCTGGGCAAACGACTCAAGCCCGACTGTGAAACGGGCCAGACTCTCAGGCGTGACCTTGGCCGCGAACACGGCTTACTGGTCCTCGTGGACCACCAGCAAGGTCACCCACGCCGACCCGGGCTTGTAGGTCTGCCCCGTCACCCGCAGGTTCTTGCCCCCAGCCACAATCTTCTTCCCAAGGCTGAGGGAGGCCACGGGAGCCCCGCCGCTGATGATGGCCCCAGATGCCCCATTAGACCCGTCTGGCAGGCTCCAGGAGGCGTCGGAAGCGGGCAGGCGGACGGTGTGCTGGGTCTGGGTCACGAAGCCCCCAGCCTCGAACGCCTGCGTGACCTGCGGATCTGACAGCAGGCACTTAAAGGTAAGGGCCCCGGAGTTAGCCGACCCGGCCACGCCGAAGTCGTCAATCATCTCCTTGGCGTCATTTAGCAGCTCGGACCCGTAGAGGCTCATTTACCCTTGGGCGGTATGGCAAAAAAAGAGGCCCCCAAGCGGGGGCCCCGTTCTTGCGCTCAGGCCGCTATCAGGCGGTCTTCAGCCTGACAAGGGATCCCGAGCGTCCGACGCTGGCCCCGAAAAGCATGGTCGCCGTGATATTGTACAGACCGCTCTGCTCCTGGCCCATGATGACCTGGACGGACAGACCCGTGTCGGGGTCGGTCGCGTTGGCGACTTCCCAGCCAGGGATTTCCGTCAGCGGGAGGGCTGAGGCGACGGCGATGGCGTCGGCGCCGCAGGAGAAGCCAGCGAGGTTTTCGCCGTTAGTCGGCAGGCCGGCGAACTGGTAGACGTTCGCACCGGCGAGCTGGCCGATGTTGCCGGACTGGATCACGTTCGCACCGAAGCCGTTGGCTCCGACGATATTGGAGTCACCGCGCAGGTCGGCGATGTACTTGCTGTTCAGCACGAGGGCGCGGGGCTGGGCGGCACCGGCGTCGTCGAGGGTCTTCTGAGAGGCGACCGCTTCGGCGTAGGTCAGGTCAGTCCCGGTGTTCGTGTTGGCCGAGAAGTTGGCGTTGATGATGAGCGCGGCGACTTCGTCGAGGCACTTCTGCGAGAGCGCGTTGGCGGCGGTCACGGCGAAGTTCTGGAAGAAGCTCATGCCGTACTCGCGGATGTTCAGGGGGGTGACGCGGGTCGACACCTTGAAGTGCTTCAGGGTCACGTCAGCCTTGGTGACGGTGGCGTCATCCTGGGTGAGGTAGCCGGACGCACCGAACTCGGTGGCGGTGGAGGTTCCGATCAGGGGGACCTGGATGGTCTTGCCCTGGCCCGCGATGGACGAGGAGAAGACGGAGGAGAAGCCCGCAAGGACCGGGAGCTTGTACTTGATGGAGCCGATGACGCTGTCGGCGAGGACAGCGGGCGCGGCCTGGATGGAGTTAGCCATAGTGATTTATTAGGTTAGGGAGAGATTAGGAGACGCGCATGGCGGCCATGATGGCGGCCTTGTTCGCGTTAAAGAAAGCGGTGCGAGCTTCGCCGGAGAGAGCGGCGTACTTCTCGAGCACGCTGCGGCTGTCAGCCACGGCTTCCACGCCGTCGGCGGGGGAGACTTCCACGGGGGCGACGCCCACGCTGGCGGCGATCTTGGCGGCCTCGGCGGAGGCGGACACCTTCGCGGCGTCCATCTCGGCGACCTTGGCGGCGAGTTCGGAGACGACCTTGTCGGCGGCTTCCACGGCGCTGGTCAGTTCGGCGATGCGGCCATCCTTAGCGGCGGCCTCGACCTTCAGGGCTTCAAGTTCTGCGGCGGCGCCGACCGTCAGCTTTTCGACGGTGGCACGCAGGTCGTCGCGCTCGGCGAGGACGGCGGCGGCTTCGGCTTCAATCTTGGCAAGCTGCTCTTCGAGGGTCATCTTATTCTTTGCGACATTGGCAAGTGCGACCTCTTCGTCCAGGCGAGCGGTCGTCCGCTCCGCCCACTCAGCCGTCCGCATAATGTCCCCTGAAGTCGGTCCGCCCCAGAGAGCCCACGCCACGGCGCCGGCCCCGGGGAAGTCGTCGTTCCCCGGCTTGTTCTTCGGGGCGTCCATGTCTGCCCG